CATGGAACCAAAACCACACGCGTGACAGGTGGCTCTGTTGCGGTGGAAACGGTGGACGGTGCAATTATTGGCATCGTGGGAACTGCACCTATCGGGGCAGTCAATGAATTGACCGTGTGCCAAACCACCAAAGATTTTGCTCAATTTGGTGTGATTTTAAACCAAGGCTTTACCCTGCCTGATGCCTTTGATGTATTGGCACGCTATGCCGCAGGTAAGGTGTATGTGGTCAATGTGTTAGATCCGAAAAAACACAAAACTGACATTACAAACGAAGTCTTAACGCAAGACAGCTCCACCTTAATGGCAAAAACAGCGAAAGCAGGCTTATTAAACATCAGTATTCAATCATCTAGCCAAACCTTGCAAGAAGGCACAGATTACAGCGTAAACTTGCAAACAGGCGAAATTACCTTGAAAGCAATACACGAAGGCTTAAAAGCCACTTATGCCTACGCCGATCCTGAAAAAGTGACCGAAGCCGACATCAAAGGCGGGATTGACGCTGCTACTGGTAAACGCAAAGGCTTTGAATTAGTGCGTGATGGTTTCAATTTATACGGTGCAGATGCCAAAATTTTAATCTGCCCAGAGTTTGATAAAACTGCCAGCTGTGCAGCGGCTCTTTCAACATTAGCCGAACAGTTAAAAGCAGTGGCTTATGTGCAATTGCCGAAAGGCACATCGCTTTCTAAAGCGATTCAAGCTCGCGGCCCGATTGGTGCATTGAATGCCTCCGCAAGTTCTGAACGTGTTCGCCACTTCTTCCCTTATGCGTTGGGTTCTAGCAATACGCTTGAAAGTTTAGCAGTGCACGCAGCAGGCTTGCGGATGAAAACCGATACCGACAACGGCTACTGGTTCTCCACCTCAAACCGTCAGTTGCAAGGTGTGATTGGGATGGAAGTCCCTTTAACTGCCCGTGTGGATGATGAGCAATCCGAAACCAACCTGCTTAACGCGGTCGGCATTACCACGATTTTCAATAGTTTTGGCACAGGCTTCCGCTTATGGGGTAACCGTTCGTCAAACTATCCAACCGTGACCCATATCATCAACTTTGAAACGGCGTTGCGCACAGGTGACTTAATCGACGAAAGCATCCGTCGCACCGAGTTGCAATTTATCGACCGCCCGATTGATGATGCGTTGATTGACAGCCTATTGGAAACGGTGGACACCTATTTGCGAGCCTTGCCAAGCATTGTAGGTTATCACGTCAGCCTTGACTACGACACAGACTTAGTCGATGAATTTAGCAAAGGTCACGTGCCGTTGATGTATGAATACACGCCGAAATTGCCAGCCGAGCTTATCAGCAATAAATCAGTGATGACCCGTAAATACTTAGTGAACTTGGTGTCACAACGCTAGAAGGAGAAAATTATGAGTACCGCAATTCATCAGATTGTGAACGCCAATGTGTATATGAACGGCAACTCGCTACTTGGCAAAGCCAAAGAGTTTAAGTTGCCCGACATCGAGTTTGAATTTATCGAACACAAAGGCTTGGGGCTACATGGCACAATCAAACTGCCTGCAGGGTTAAATGCCATGGAAGGTGAAGTGATTTGGGATAGCTTCTATCCTGAAGTGCGAGTAAACGCCTATAATCCTTATAAAAACGTGCAACTGATGGCACGTTCTAATGTGCAGGTATTTGATTCTCGTGGCTTGGCTGCGGAGGAAGCCCTTGTCACCATTATGAATGTGGCATTTAACAAAACCACAGGCGGCAGCTTGAAGAACAAAGAGGCGACGGAACATTCCGACAGCTTCCAAATTATGTCTATCAAGCAAACGCTGGCAGGCAAAGAAATTTTGTTTGTAGATGTGCTTGCCAATATCTACCGCGTAAACGGTCAAGATGTGTTGCAAAAATACCGCACCAATATTGGGCAATAGATTTCTTTAAATCAGTTTAAAAGCCGTTTAAACCCCATTTAAGTAAACTCCTTTGTGAAAGTTAAACAATCTCACAAAGGAGTTTTTTATGTCTCAAAAAGTCGATGCGGTTCGCACAACCATTAAATTGTCTAGCCCTGTTCAATTACCTGATGGCACAACGCTCGAAGAGTTAAAAGTGCGTGAACCATTGGTAAAAGATTTTCGTACAGCAAGTCAGCAAGGTAAAACTAACGAAGATCGTGAAATTATCGTTGCAGCACTTTGCTGTGGTTTGGTGTTGGAAGATATGGATTTAATCAAATGGAAAGATTATGTTCAGGTACAACGATTTCTGTTTGGTTCAGATGATACCGATGGAGACGTTAAATAATGCGATTGCTGATGTGGTTTGGTGGTTTGGCTTTTCCGCAGAAGAAATCAATAATTGGACGTTAAAAGAATTAGACGACTGGCTTGCTCAAGCCAATCGTCAAGTTAAGGCGGGTTATGTACGTGCTTGACGATAAAATTTAACCAGTCCAATAATTGCCCCTGTGATTGTCGCAGCACTTAAAGAAAGCAAGGTCATTAAAGGGGCAGTTATTAACGCGATAATTGTGCCTAATACAAGATAAAGAATAAAACCCACACCAAAAGCAATAAAGAAGTTGTCTGTGGCATTAAACATACCTACCCAATACCACCAAGAAAACGCCAAAAAACCGATAGAAAACAACAAACCTATCGCTGACCAGTAGGCTTTTTCTACCATATCGTAATCTTTCCAGTCTTCTATGATTTCTTTGAATAAGTCGAACATAAATGCCTCCTGAATTTTTCGTATATTTAACATAGTGAGCAAAAAATGGCAAATAATTTAGTACTTGGTTTAGTTATTGGTGCCTCTTTAAAAAGTAGTTTTTCTGCTGCCTTTGGAAAGGCGAATAAAACCATTGAAAACCTTTCTAATAATTTGGGTAAAGCAACCCAGCAACACGAAAAATTGGGTGCAAAAATGGCGAAATGGCAAGAACGTCAAGCCGCACTACATCAAAAAATGCAACTTGCCTATCTTTCAGGAGATCAGAATATTGGTAAGCTTACTCGCCGTTATGAACGAATGCAGGCAGTAATTGCTCGTACGGCAGAAAAGCAACAACATTTTACCCGTGCTATTCAATCTTCTGAAAAAGCTCAACGTTCCTTATCTAGTACTTTAGAAAAACAACAGGCACGCAAACAAAACCGTGATGAATTAAAAGGTAAGTTAGCTAAATCTACCGCAATAACAGCTAGCGTAGCGTTACCTACGTGGAATGCTGTGAAAACCTATATGCAACAGGAAGAAGCAGCAAATAATCTGAAAATTTCAATGATGAAGGCTGACGGCACATTCGGAAAATTTAAGGAAATCGGCAAAATAGCCGACCAACTTGGCACGGATTTACCAGGAACGCGTGAAGATTTCTACAAGCTCGCCAAAGCAATGAAAATGCAAGGTGTCTCTGATGACACTTTGATTAACGGTGGCTTAAAAACATCGGCAAAACTCAACGTTTTACTTGAAATGGATCAGGAGCAAGGCGGCGAGTTCTTTGCAAAAATGATGGAATCTCACGGTTTATCAGAAGCTGAACTTGGAGTATCAGCAGACGATTTACAACGAGCCATGTTCGCTGCAGGTATGAAAAAAGACGATATGTATGGGGCGATGACCTACTATGCGTCTAATGTTCGTTCGATGAAATTAACAGGGCGAGAAAACTCACAGAAAATTTTTGCGATTGAGGGGCTTGCTGCTCAACAAGGTTTAGAAGGCACATCATTCGGTACAAACTTTTCAACAATGCTTGACCGAATGAGTAAAGGTCCGCAAATGATTGCTGAAGCCAAAAAAGGGATGAAGGCAGAAGCTCGGGATATTCTCGAAAAAAGCGGTGTAAAGTTTAATTTCTGGGATAAGAAAGGCAATTTCAAAGGTATTGACGGAATGGTCAAGGAGCTTGAAAAACTGCAAAAAATCCGAGCAAAATTTGGCGACCAAGCTGCACAAGATGTGGCTGATGCAATGTTTAGCACTGAGGGGAAGCGTGTCGCCTTATTATTAAGTGAAAAAGGAACGACAGGCTTACAAGATTTCTTACAGAAAATGAAAGACCAAGCCAGTATTGAAGAACGTGTCGCCCAAAAAACGAAAACACTTGGTTCTGCCCTTGAGAGTTTAGGCGGTGCATGGGAAAGTGCAGTCGGGAATATGGGGTCTGTTTTTGCCGATGATATTAAGTCGGGAGCGAAAGCACTACAAGGTTTTGTTGAAGATACATTAACACCTTTTGTCAGCGAGCATAAAACAGCGATTAAGTGGATTGCTGCTACTGTAGGCGGTTTTTCCTTACTAAGCACAGGCGTATTAGCAACAAAATTTGCGTTTAGTGGCATAGCATCCATTTTTTCAGCAGCATTTATGCCATTTAAAGTATTTAAGGCAATTAAAGCAGCCAAAGAACTTGAAACCTTAACGGGCACAGTTACCAAAACAGGTAGAGTAATGAAATGGCTTGGCTCAGCCTTTGGTGTTGTGAAAAAAGCTTTTATTGGATTAGGGAAAGCTTTGCTTACCAACCCTATCGGCTTAACCATTACCGCCATCGCTGTTGCCGCCTATCTCATCTATGACAACTGGGAACCTATTTCTGCGTGGTTTGCAAATCTTTGGACAAATGTAACCGCTTATTTCCAAAGTTTTTGTACATGGGTGCAAGGTATTTGGAATGGCACGACTGAATGGGTGTCGAGTGCATGGTCGGGTGTTTCGGATTACTTCGGGCAACTTTGGAATAACATCACCACTTTCTTCAACTCAGGCATAAGCAACATCGCTGCCACCATTCTCAACTGGTCGCCGCTTGGTTTATTCCAGCAAGTATTTTCTACCGTATTGTCGTGGTTTGGCATTGATGTACCAGCTAAATTTACCGATTTTGGCAAGAATATGATTGACGGTTTAGTCAATGGTATTCGCAATGCATGGGAAGGGGCAAAACAGATCGTCTCCGATTTAGGTGACGGCATTAAAGGTTGGTTTGCTGAAAAACTTGGCATCCACTCTCCAAGCCGTGTATTCAAAGGTTATGGACAGAACATTGTAGAAGGCTTGGCAATCGGGATGGATAAAGCCGAACCTCTCGCTCGTGATGCCAGCAAAAATCTCTCAAGTGCGGTTAAATTCGAGCCTATTTTAAATAGCGTTGAAACCGTCTTTAAACCCATTTTAAACGAGAAAAAAGGCTTTTTCGGTTCGCTGTGGGATGATATTAAATTTGGGGCGAATTTTGTAGGGAATCTTTTGGGTATCAATCAGCCTGTGGATTACCGCACGCCTGATTTTAATCCAAACTCAAGTGGTCAAAATCCGTCAATCCGTGTGTTTAAGGGGTATGGTGCGAACGTGGTGGAAGGCTTGGCTATCGGTATGGATAACGCCCAGCCTCTCGCTCGTGATGCCAGCAAAAATCTCTCAAATGCGGTGAAATTCGAGCCTGCTTTAAACGGCATTGAAACCGCCTTTAAACCCATTTTAAACGAGAAAAAAGGCTTTTTCGGTTCGCTGTGGGACGATATTAAGTTTGGAACGAATTTTGTAGGGAATCTTTTGGGTATCAATCAGCCTGCGGATTATCGTACGCCTGATTTTAATCCAAACTCAAGCGGTCAAAATCCGTCAATCTTTCATGATTATCAGCCTTTAAACCGAAATGCGGTGACAAATAATGAAACCAACCAGCACAACGGCATTGTGGTGAATTTTAACCCGACCATCCACGTGGGCGGCAATCAAACAAAAGGCGTGATGGAACAGGTACAGCAGGGATTGAATATGAGCCTTGTGGAATTTGAACGCCTGCTTAATCGCGTGCTAGACCAACGTCAGCGGAGAGCCTACTAAGGAGAAACAACGATGTATTTTATGCTAGGTAATATCGCCTTTGAGCCTGTCAATTTAACCGATTTTTCCGAAACACATTCTGCAGATTTTGCCGAACACGCGGTGCTCAAAGGCAAGCCAAAACTGCAAGCTATGGGCGAGAAACTGACAGATTTATCCTTTGCGATTCGTCTGCATCACAAAATCGGCGGCGTGGAAAGTCGTTATCAATCGCTACTTTCGGCAAAAGCTAAGCAAGACGCCCTTGCCTTGATGTGGGGGTCAAAATACAAAGGCAATTTTGTGATCACCGATATTTCATCAACCACACTATTTACCGACGGCAAGGGTCACGCCTTGGCACGTGAGATGAATATCAGCCTGCGAGAGTTTGTCGGTAACAGCCAAAACAGCCTACTGGGGGCGGCGTTAAATGTGGGTGGAAAATCCTTGCTGGGTTCGATTTTGCCACAAGGTTTAGTCAATACGCTTTCCACCGCAAAACGTGCCGTCAGCCGTGCAGTGGAAATTTATCAGCAAGGCAAACGGGCAGTGGATGAAGTTCGCAACACGGTTGCCGTAGTTCGGCAATTAGCAAGCGATCCTGCATCGGCATTGGCCTATATGCCGAGTACGCTTGCTAATTTAGACAATGCCTTAGAGAGTTTTGGCGACGTGGTGGGTATGCAGTCGGCATTGGCTGGCGTGCGAGATTTCTTGCCTGTGGTCAGCGAATTTAGCCGTGATGTGTCGGCGGTGTATGATGATTTGCAAATAATGAAACAGAGTTTCAGTAAAGCCGAATCAAGTGGCTGGGACGATTGGTTTAAACCTGCCGATGAGAGCCTGAGCAATATCAATGAACGGTTAGACAATTTAGCAAATCCTGTGGCAAAAATGACCGCTTGGATTGTATTGCGTGAAGATGAAAATAAAGATTCCCCTCTTTCGTAAAGAGGGGTTAGGGGAGATTTTGAATGACACAAACCGTACTTAAACACATCGTCAAACAAGGCGAACGCTGGGATAACCTTGCCTATTATTACTATGGCGATGCACTGGAATATGCTCGCATCATTAGAGCCAATCCACATATCAGTTTTTGTGAAGTGTTGCCTACAGGGGCGACCGTGTTTATCCCTGTGCTAAATGTGAAGCCGACCCAAAACGAAAATTTACCGCCGTGGTTGCGAGGAAATGCCGATGAGTAACGTGCAAAAACCTGATTTCACGCTTTTTTATGAGAAAACTAATATCACGGCAGAGATTGAGCCGTCTTTGATTGAGCTGACCTACACCGACTATCTTGAAGGGCAATCGGATGAACTCTCGGTGCAGTTTGAAGACATCAGTGGCAAATGGATTCGCCAGTGGTTTCCGACACAGGGCGACAAACTGAAAGCGGCGATTGGCTATCAGGGCGAGTCGCTGGTCGCGATAGGGGCGTTTGAGATTGATGAAGTAGAATATGGCTATCGTCCGTCCAGCATTACCTTGCGAGCCTTATCCACTGGTGTGAGTAAATCCAACCGCACTTTAAAACCAAAAGCCTACGAGAACACCACGCTGGCCCAAGTAGTGGCTGCGGTGGCGAACCGTTTGGAGCTCAAAGTGGTAGGTAAAATTCGCCACATTCCCATTCAACGCATCACCCAATATCAAGAGCGTGATGTGGAATTTCTTGCCCGCCTTGCCCGTGAGTATCACCACAGCTTCAAGATTGTGGGCAATCAACTGGTGTTTACCGACAAAGACGAACTTGAGCAAACCGAGCCTGTGGCAGTATTAGATGAAACCCAATGTATCAGCATTCGCCTGCGTGATCGCATTAAAGACACGGCAAAGCAGGTGGAGATTAAAGGTTTTGATACAAGCGGTAAAAAAGTGGTGAAAAAAAGCAAAAAAGCCACCGCACTTCGCCCGAAAATGAAACAAGCACAGGCAGCAAGTGGCGATACGCTCAAAATTACCACCCGAGGTGAAAGCCAAGAACAGATTGATGCCAGAGGCGATGCGGCATTAAGCGAGCAAAATGAAGACCAAAGTGCAGGCGATATTACGCTCATTGGCAACCCGAAACTAGTGGCTGGTTCCACTATTCTGCTCAAAAATTTAGGCGTGTTTTCAGGTAAATACTTAATCAAGCAATCACGCCACAGCATTTCACGTAGTCAAGGTTACACAACCAATATCGAAGTGCGAATGTTGGAATTTATCCCTGATGATTTATTAACACTAGGAATGGAGATAACGAATGCAAACGCATAATTTTGGGGCAACCTATCAAGAAGGTATTGTGTCGGCAATCGACCCGAAAAACCACAAAGTGCGGTGTAAAATCCCCGCCCTTGAAGATTTAGAAACCGCGTGGCTCTCATTCTTAACGCCTAACGCAGGCGGCAACCAGTTTTACTGTTTGCCCGATGTGGGCGAGCTGGTGGCGATTTTACTTGATGCACGCGGCGAAGGTGGCTGCGTATTGGGGGCGATTTATAACGAGCAAGACCTCACACCTGTTGCCAATAGCGACATTTGGCTCAAAAAATTTAAAAACGGCACAACGATTGCCCACGACCGTAAATCGGGCGATTTAACCATTCATACCAGCGGTAAAGTTATCGTCAATGATTGCGAAGTGGAAGTGAACAACGGTAATGTGAACGTAAACGGTGGCGATGTGATTGCTGACGGCATTTCCCTTAAAAATCATTACCACCTTGAACAAGGTGACGGCAATCCAACCAGCCCATCTAAACCTTAATTCTTCAAGAGTAGGGTGCGCCTTGACGCACCATTTTCTTTAAATCAGTTTAAAAGCCCACCTCCCCATAGCTTTGTATCATCAAGGCTATGAACACAAATACGATACTTTCAACCCACTGGCAATTAGCACCAACCGAAAACCAAGCGGTACAAGGCATTGATGATATTCATCAGTGCATTACTAACATTCTCAATACGCTCAAAGGCACCGATGTGCTTCGCCCTGAATTTGGCTCCGACCACTTTCGCTACATCGACTACCCTGAAGACATCGCTCTGCCCAATATGGTGCGTGAAATCACGCTTGCCCTGCAAAAATGGGAGCCCCGCATCGAGGTTGATCATATCGCCATTGACGGACAGGCTCCGCATTTTGAACTGACAATTTATTGGGCGTTAGTGGATGAAGTGTATCGGGAGATTTATCAAACCACACTCGCAATGTAGGAACTGCAATGAAAAAAGAAGACGTAAAAATTGTGTCTGACGACATCAAGCAAATTTTAGCCGATACCATTGCCGACTACGAGCAACGCACAGGTAAAACCTTGCAACCTGCCCATATTGAACAGTCGATTATTCAATCTTACGCCTACCGCGAAATGTTAGTGCGACAAGGCATTAACCACGCCTTTTTGCAAACCTTTCCGCAATTTGCCACAGGGCTTGCTTTAGATTTATGCGGTGAGCCGATGGGCTGTTATCGCTTATCTGACCAAGCAGCAGACGTCACGTTGCGATTTAGTGTTGAAGGGTCACATTCGGCAATTGTGATTCCGCAAGGCACGTTGGTTGCCGCGACTGATAACTTGCTCTTTGCCACTCAAACAGAAGTGCGGATAAATCCAACCGAGCAATATGTGGATGTTTCAGCCCTTTGCCAAACCACAGGCGAAAGCGGCAACGGCTGGCAAATCGGTCAAATCAAAACGCTCAAAAGCGAACTGCCAGCCGATGTAACCGTCTCCAATATTGATGTGTCTGCAAATGGTATAGGTACTGAAAGCGATGATGCCTACCGCAAGCGGATTTTGCTCGCCCCTGAAGCGTTCACTACTTGTGGTTCGGTTGCCGCTTATGAATATCACACTCGTAGCGTGTCGCAAGTGATTTCCGATGTGGCGATTTCCACACCACAAGGCGGCACGGTAAAAGTGACAGTGCTGACCAAATATGGGCTACCATCAGCAATTCTGCAGGAAAAAATTCGCCAATACATTAGCGGTGAAAAACGCCGCCCACTTTGCGATAGCGTGGTGGTTGTTGCCCCTGAGCGAAAAAGTTATCGCATCGTGGCGAATTTAGATTTATTGGCAACCTATGCGGAAAATGAAGTTAAAGCCCGAGCAGAAACGGCGTTGCGAACCTATCTTTCTTCCCGTACGCAAAAATTAGGCTTAGATATTGTGCCGCTGGATATGCAAAAAGTCCTGCAAGTGGAGGGCGTGTATAACGTGCATTTAGTCACCCCGACATTAACTGAAATCATGCAAGAGCAATGGGCGGAATGCGAAAGCATCACTATCAACATCAACGCAGGGCGAAAAGATGGCTAAATTGCAATACCCGAGCATTATCGAAACGTCCGAAAAATTCACTACACTTGCCGACCTTGGCAAGCGGTTAAATCGGCTGGATAAATCGCAAATTATGACCAGCTTTGTGGATTTAGTCCCTGTGGCATTTTTGGAACTGCTTGCCGAAAAATGGAGTGTGACAGGTTATGACGGCTGGTTGCTTGCCGAAAGTACAGAAGCCAAACGGAAACTCATCAAGCGAGCTGTCGAACTGCACCGCTACAAAGGCACACCGTGGGCAATGCGAGAAATTATTCGCCAGCTGGGCTTTGGCGAAGTGGAAATTATTGAAGGCTTGTTTGACAAACGTCGCGACGGTTCATTTATCCGAGATGGCACTTACTACCACGGCGACCGTTCAAAATGGGCGCATTACCGCGTGATTCTGCAACAAGCTATCACCAACGACCAAGCCGATTTACTGCGTAAAACCTTGCGAGTGTTCGCGCCAGCTCGCTGTGTGTTAGCAAGTTTAGACTACCGACAAGCCGCATTACGCCACAACGGGCTTGCAATACGTAATGGCAGATTTAACAGAGGCACCGCTTAATTATCAAAAGGAAAACCCATGGCAAATTTAGACCTTACTCGACAATGGGCTGAAAATATCTATCAGCTTGAAACCACCGACCCCGTAATGGGTGGACCCGATGGCGTGGATAACCGCCAAGCGAAAGAGCTGGGAGCGAGAACCAACTGGCTAAAAGACCAAGTAGACGGCATCAACCGAGACCGCACAGGCTACGCCCCAAAAGCAAACCCAGCGTTCACTGGCGTCCCTACAGCCCCCACTGCCACCCCAAACACCAACAACACCCAAATTGCGACGACAGCATTTGTGAAAACAGCGGTGGCAAATTTGGTGGGGTCAGCCCCAGCGGCATTGGATACGTTGGAAGAATTAGCCAGTGCGTTAGCAGGCGATGCAAACTTAAAAGCGACGTTGCTTGCTGAAATTGGGAAAAAAGCGAACGCCACTGATTTTAATGCTTTACATGATTTATTTATTGGTATCCCTATTCCTTATCCGCTCTCTACCGTCCCAACAGGTTGTTTAGCCATGAACGGACAACGGTTTGATACTCGTCGTTATCCAAAATTAGCACAGAAATATCCATCAGGGCAGTTGCCTGATTTACGCGGGGAATTTATCCGTGGTTGGGATAATGGACGTGGGGTTGATGCTGGCCGTGGGATGTTGTCGGTGCAATCTGATGAAATCAAATCACATAATCATAAATTTAAATATATAGGCCAAAATCAAAGATCCGAGTCAAACAGAACGGATATCTTTAACCAACTGACTGTAGGTGATTCAGTCTATAGACATGATCGAAGAGATGATTTAATCATCAAAGTCGCAAATGAGTCTGATGTGAAGTATGGGAAAACACCTTACAATGATGTTTCAATCTATATCAATAACACTGGTGGGGCTGAAACCCGCCCTCGCAACATCGCCTATCATTACATCTGCCTAGCCGAATAAGGAGTACAACATGACCGTAACATTTAATCAAGACGGCTTTGCCGAAACTAGTGGTGAAATTACCGTGTATTGCACTGACAACCAAGGTATTTACAGCCACCGCATAACCGAATATGTGAGCGAAGGCGGCAGCCTTTCCACAGGCAGTTATTTAGATGCACCTCCGCCAGCTAAACAAGGTTTTGTCATTGTGCGAGCAGATAACAGTTGGCAATACCAAGCTGACCATCGTGGCACCTATTACAGCAAGGAAACAGGCGAAAAAGTAGAACATACTGCACTGGGTGAATTGTCTGATAATTTAACCGCACTTGCACCACTTGCTGAACCATGCAAATGGAATGGTACAGCATGGGTAAAAGATGAAGCGAAAATTGCTGATAATTTTACAAAAAACCAAACTCGCCTTATCGTCAACATTGACGAGCACGCAGCCAAAATCTACAGCACTTGGACGAGATTTGAAAGCGAGTATCGCGAACGTCAAGCGGCCGCAGAAGCCTTTAAATCATCAAATTATGAAGGCGAGTGCAGTCGATATATCTCAGACTTTGCACAACGTGCGAGACTGGATAACAAGACCGCTACAAACCTTATTTTGACACAAGCGGCAGGGCTGGAAAAACTACAAATGGAGCTTGCCAACCAACGTATGCGCAAATATGAACTCAAAGCCCCTAATCTCACACTTGAGCAACTACAATCAATCCATGATGACATTATCAAGCAAATGGATAACTTGATGGAGGCATACCAAAATGGCTAAGGTTTATTTGGCGATGTACAAGTACAAACGCGACTGGCGAAAAGAGCCAGTTAAAGCAATCACCGACCGCATTACTCGATTATTTACCAAAGGCCAATACTCGCACTGCGAGATTGCCATTGAGCGTATTGAGTTTGACAACGGACATCATTATGAGCATGCGACAGTATATGACTGCTACTCATCATCGGTGCAAGACGGTGGCGTGCGTTGCAAACAGATTGATGTATCCGATAACACCAAATGGGATTTAATCCCACTCAATGATGTCACCGAGCAACAAATTAAAGCCTATTTTAACCGCACTTTGGGCTGTAAATATGACTGGTGGGGAGCACTAGGTATCGTGCTGGGCATTAAGCAAAAACGCAGTAAGTATTTTTGTAGTGAGTGGTGTTTTAATGCGATTTGCGGCGGGGAAAGTGGTTGGCGATTTAGTCCGAATCAACTGGCTGCTATATTTGGAGTGCAGAATGCAAGAGATTAACTTTGATTGGATTAGGGGCGATGATGAAACAGAAACCTTAATTTTTACCGATGAGGACAATGCGCCTGTCGATTTTACAGATTGTCATTTTGATTGCGATATTGTGCCTGTCAGCAAAGGCGAGCGCATCCGCCTATCTAGCACAAACGGGAGCATCTCGGTAAAAAACAATGAAGTGACGCTTATCATCTCACACGATAAAACCGAGCAAGTCGATTGGGTGCAAGCTAAGTGGGATTTGCAACAAACCAATGGGCAAGGACTCATCAAAACCCTGTGCGGGGGGAAGATAACTCTCCGTAAGGATATTACCTATGACGTGTCTCAACGCTAAACCCAAAAACAAAATCAAGGTGCAACTGCAATCTAAGTCTATTATTTCCGTTGCGCTTAAACCCAAAACCAAAATTAATATCACGGTAGCAAAAGGATTCAGGGTGATACAAGCCGAAAATCCAATTATTCCAACGCTACCTGATTTAATTCTCAACTACAAAATAGGACGACTATGACAACACAAAACATTCAACAACTTTTAACTGAGTTTGCTCAATACTTAGGAGAGCAAGACAAAGCGATTTTGGCTCAAATTGATGCTAAGGTCACCCAGCTTAAAAATGACCTGTTAGGCGGTGAGGTATCAGCCGATTTAGACACATTCCGTGAGCTTGCAGAGGAATTACGAAAACTCAAAGCTGGTGGAAGCAGTGCACCTGAGGCACTAACTAGCAAACTGACGGAATTTAAACAGAGTTTAGATGGAGTGATTGAGCAAATTAACGCACTAAAAGAAGTGGATTTAATGGCAGCTTATCAAAAAGGAAAAAATAGCGAATGACGCTTTTACAACAACTACCCGATGTCATAGAACAAATCGGGCGAGATATTAAAGCCATAACCGTTGTGCTTGGCAGCGGTCGCCCGGATAAGCCCGAAACTACAGGTGGCAAAATAACAGGAAATGAACCTAACGGCACGATTTATGAGTCATCAGATGGCGGTCGAGTCGGAGCCTGGAAATGGCAAAAACGGAATGGGAAATGGGTGGTTACCGATGGTGATACAGGTTTAGTTAATGCTGTAACAAAAAACCTAAA